ATGGACAACGACAAAATTGATCAACACAGCGACGAAATTGAAGTTGAGAGCGAAGAAAAAGAGCGCGGCAAAAAAATAGAAATAGATGAAGACCGACTCCCCTCCCGGGCGATGGCAATTCATGAGCATATCCGCCAGGATGGTGAAAAAGAGCTGGAACGCGACGCAATGGCGCTACTGTGGTCAGCCATTGCGGCGGGTCTGTCGATGGGCGCTTCGTTACTGGCAAAAGGGATATTTCATGTCGAACTGGAAGGTGTGCCGGGCAGCTTCTTACTGGAGAATCTCGGTTATACCTTTGGTTTTATTATCGTCATTATGGCCCGCCAGCAATTATTTACCGAAAACACCGTGACTGCGGTACTACCCGTCATGCAAAAACCGACAATGAGCAACGTCGGCTTACTTATGCGATTATGGGGCGTCGTGCTGCTGGGTAATATTCTCGGGACAGGTATTGCTGCATGGGCATTTGAATATATGCCTATCTTCAATGAAGAAACTCGCGATGCATTTGTCAAAATCGGCATGGATGTGATGAAGAACACCCCCAGCGAGATGTTTGCCAACGCGATCATTTCCGGCTGGCTGATCGCCACTATGGTATGGATGTTTCCTGCAGCAGGTGCGGCAAAGATTGTGGTGATTATATTGATGACCTGGCTTATTGCCCTGGGTGACACCACCCATATCGTGGTCGGTTCTGTTGAAATCCTCTATCTGGTGTTTAACGGTACGCTGCACTGGAGCGATTTCATCTGGCCCTTCGCACTACCTACTTTAGCGGGGAACATCTGCGGCGGCACCTTTATCTTCGCGTTAATGAGTCATGCACAGATTCGTAACGACATGAGCAACAAGCGTAAAGCAGAAGCACGCCAAAAAGCAGAACGTGCGGAAAACATTAAGAAAAATGATAAAAACCCGGCATAAATGGCGAGGGTTTAAGCAATCGAGCGGCAGCGTACTTACCCCGCACTCCATTAGCGGGTATACTCATGCCGCATTGTCCTCTTAGTTAAATGGATATAACGAGCCCCTCCTAAGGGCTAATTGCAGGTTCGATTCCTGCAGGGGACACCATTTATCAGTTCGCTACCATCCGTACCAGTCCGCAAAATCCCATGAATATCAAGCCTTCCGTAGATTCGCAGTTCGTAATGGTTCGCGTCAGATCGTTGACAGCCGCACTCCATGACGGGTAAAAAGTGGATAAAATAATTTTACCCACCGGATTTTTACCCATGCTCACCGTTAAGCAGATTGAAGCAGCAAAGCCGAAAGAAAAACCATACCGCCTGCTCGATGGTAATGGCCTATACCTTTATGTCCCTGTATCAGGGAAAAAGGTATGGCAGCTTCGCTACAAGATTGACGGTAAGGAGAAAATCCTGACCGTCGGAAAATATCCGCTTATGACTTTGCAGGAGGCAAGGGATAAAGCATGGACCGCGAGGAAAGACATCTCGGTTGGCATCGATCCGGTAAAAGCGAAAAAGGCTTCGTCTAACAACAATTCCTTTAGCGCCATTTACAAGGAATGGTACGAGCACAAGAAGCAAGTATGGTCAGTAGGCTATGCAACTGAACTTGCCAAAATGTTTGATGACGACATTTTACCCATCATCGGCGGCCTTGAGATTCAGGATATTGAGCCGATGCAACTGCTGGAAGTAATCCGCAGATTTGAAGATCGCGGTGCAATGGAGCGAGCCAACAAAGCCCGCAGAAGATGCGGCGAGGTTTTCCGTTACGCTATTGTCACTGGTAGGGCTAAATATAACCCGGCACCTGACCTTGCTGACGCCATGAAGGGATACCGCAAGAAGAACTTCCCATTTTTACCTGCCGACCAGATCCCGGCATTCAACAAAGCACTTGCAACATTTTCAGGAAGTATCGTATCGCTCATTGCTACTAAAATTTTACGCTACACCGCCCTAAGAACGAAAGAGCTTCGTTCCATGCTATGGAAGAACGTCGATTTTGAAAACAGGATTATCACCATCGACGCCAGTGTGATGAAAGGACGCAAAATTCATGTGGTCCCGATGTCAGACCAGGTGGTTGAACTTCTCACTACGTTAAGCTCCATCACCAAACCAGTATCAGAGTTTGTTTTTGCCGGGCGCAACGATAAGAAGAAGCCAATCTGCGAGAATGCGGTACTGCTTGTGATCAAACAAATCGGCTATGAGGGTCTGGAAAGCGGTCACGGATTCAGGCATGAATTCAGCACGATTATGAACGAGCACGAATGGCCTGCTGACGCTATTGAAGTGCAACTGGCACATGCCAACGGCGGATCTGTGCGCGGGATTTACAACCATGCTCAGTATCTCGATAAGCGCAGAGAAATGATGCAGTGGTGGTCGGACTGGATTGATGAAAAGGTGGAGTGACCAACCTTAACCACTATCGGATAGTACAAAGCTTTGCAATCCAGACAAGGCTTTGTTTTGTCTAAGTTTGGTCACATTAGATGTGAAATCTTCAAATCAGCCCATAAATAACATTATGCAAATGAAGAGAGCCTGCTTCACCGGAAACATCAAAATCAATCCTAACTTTGCTTGCTCCAGGAGGAACAATATCTATTAATGCGTAGAAATTCCATGTGGAGCCTGGTGGAATTGTAAATGTTGCTTTTCCCTGAACAGAGTTCCCTTCTTTATCAAAAAACTCAATGCCAGCGATTGTTGTCACTTGATTCTTAGCCCAAAAACCTAACTGGAAATATCGTCCTGGTGAGCAGTCGGAGCACTCCTGATAAAATTTTGCAGATGCTCCTATAGATGGTATTGCTACATACAAAGACCTGGAAAACATAATATCATTTGGAACATCAGAATCCGTTCCTGCTGTAACAACACCTGAACCAGTTTGTTGAAGGCTCCAGTTAGAGTAGTTTAAAAACTGTCCACTGCCATTCGACAATGAGTTTATGTAAGCACTAACAATGTTACCTTTATCCCAATTTGCTGTTATAAAGCCAGCCCTGGGATAACAACCATAAGACATTACTTTCTTACTGTTCCCACCAATAATTTGACGCGCAGCAGCACCAGCGGCAATCTCTGTTTGCTCATATAGAGGAAGCGAACAGTTTGTTAGCGAGACGACCGCATCATCATTTGCAACGATTGGTATAGCTGAATATCCAGATGTAGTTAGCAGCGTTGAATCTTTAATACTCAATCTGGAACTGCCGCCAACCACAAATGCAACAAAACTTTGACTTGGTTGAAATTCAATGTTGCCATTTGCGTAAACAACTGTTGCGTTATCTTCAATAAAAACAGTAGAATCAAAATAACCTTCTTTCTTACCTGCTGGCATAGAGCAACAGTTAAAAATAAATTGACCATTTCTCATGGTCAATGGACCTCCATTATCAACAACCCAACAATTATTAAATGTCATTACCTCGCCTGAGTTTGATGGAGAATTAAATATAATTGTGTTGTTTAGACATCTTGATATTGTTACTTTGTCAAATAAAATTCTATATGAATTATCAAGAAACTCAATTCCAGCAGATGATATGAATGAAGAATTACTTATTCTTAACTCTGCTAATTCACCAGTGCCAATACCGCCAAGTAAAATCTTTTTAGATCCTAGCATCTTAAAAGATATGCCATCTAAAATTGATGTTGCATTTATTTCATCCCTATTATCATAAGAAATATTAGAGTTGCTTAACCTAATTGCATAATCACCTGATATCCCATTAATCTCAGTTAAAACGCATTTATTCGATCCTCTTAACCCACCCTTCGCGAAATCAATATCAATTAAACTCGAGAATTCTCCACTACATGGAACAACGCAATCATAACCTAGAGAGTTTATTTTATTAATAAATAATGCAATATCCCCAGCGCCGCTGTAACCAGCGTCATATACAGAAAACTCAAGGCTTGGGTTTATTCTCTTCCAATTTACACCGTTACCTTCTAAAACCATTACGTTATCAACTGCAATTGACTTGTCTACAGCTACAACAAACCCACCACCAAGTTCGAGTCCGGATACGTATGACTTTAAATATAATTTATCAGATATCGACATTCCTTGTATATCTTTAAGGGAGTTAGCGCTCTCTACCATTCCAATGTATTTGTAGCCAATATTACTTGATAGTTTTATAGATAACTGATCAGGATCATACTTCAGCACATTAGGAAAATAAAACTGCTGCGCACCATATGCATCATAAACAGCCATAGAATGGCCTTGCACAGTTACGAACTTGGCAATCTGTCCGTTATATACAGGGTAACCAGCAGCGTTAATGATGATTGGTTGCGAAACAGGAACGTGAGAGCCATCTTCGTTTTCCACATAAACCTGAATCTGGTTTTCAGGATTTACCGGGTCAGTGTCAATTTTACCGATATAAATTTTGCCATTGGCTACGGCTTTAAAAGAACGCGCCATAGTGAAGAGTTGCGATGGCATACTTACTACAACATTGGCTGTAATGTCTGTCATTTAATTTGCTCCAGATACAAGGAATCGCCGCAGCGTAGCTACGGTGAGTATTTGTTTGCTTTTTGCACTACACTTTTTGTGTAGTGCTATCCATCAAGGCCATCGCCGCTTAGTTGCTGCGGTGAATTTTGGGCATAAAAAAACCCAGCCGAAGCTGGGTCGTTGCGTTGGTTATCTGTCAGTAGTTATGTACTGAAGGAGGTAATTCTTTATTCTTAAGTCTCATCCATGCGGAAAGATTCGTTGGTCCGTCTGGCTCATTGATATCAACATCTCGTGTGTGATTGATTAAAACGTCTCTCGCCATTCCGATAACATACGAGAATTCATGACCGTAGTCGTAGCATCTGCCGGAATAGTTCGATTGAATTTGTTTTAATGCCGGATACAGTTCGCGGAATAATGCCTGTGAGCGGTTGGCATAATCCCATAGCCATACAAGGCTGTTTGCTTCTTTTGCAGAAAGCTCGTTGGTTTTCTTCTCTTGTTTGCCAATGAACTCACCTTCAAGCGGAACTCGAGCTGCAAGTGACAGTGCTTCGGTAAACTGCTCCTCACTGATTTCTTTGTATGAACATCCAAAATGGGATTTCAGTGACGACCACATGGTGATCATCGCCTTAGCCTGTTTTTCCTTTGGCAGAGACTGACCGCGACTCATGACGAGTTGTTTAATGGCTTCCTGCTGTTCAGTGGTGATTTTACCCGGCAACGCCTTTTTAGCTTTGCGTGGGTTAACTACATGACCTTTAGTCCAGTACTCGTAGAGCACATCGTCACACTCTTCCTGATACTGGATTACATTGTCGCGGATTTCAGGGCGGACTTTGTTAGGGCTGATGGTTTGCAACCAGCCATTCAGTTTACGTAAAGCAAGGCAAATCATGGTCTGCACACCGCCAACTGAAGGTATTGCGATTTCCACAATACCTTTAGCAAATCTTTGTTTTAACTTTGTAAACTGTGAAGCCCAATCCATACCCATTCCCTCAACGATAGGTTTCATTGGGGTGTACGGCTCACCGTTGTGATTGACAACATAAAGCTCTGCGCCGTGGAATGGTACATTGATAGTAGATACTGCTGTTGCTATACTTTTCATGTCAATATTTCCTAAGACGATTTGTTGATACCGAAGCCCTGACTGTTCCCGCAGTTGGGGCTTCAACTTTACGCACCAATGCGCCCTTCCTTCTTAAAGCTTTCCATTACTCGCTGATAAATCTCAGAATTAACAGACCGACCATTTTCTTCCGCCACCTTGCGTACCAAATCCAATACTTCTTTAGGCCACCGCAAATTGAACTGTGGCATTTTGCTCATTCCTTTCATGTTCACCTCACAATATAGGTCCACGGTGGACCTATTGAGAATATAGTAGAGTGCTTCTATCATGTCAATACACTAACTTGGAGTGATGGCATGGCTAGAGATGATCCGCACTTTAACTTCCGTATGCCTTTGGAAGTAAGAGAAAAATTGAAATTAAGAGCCGAGGCTAACGGAAGGTCAATGAACTCTGAGTTATTACAAATCGTTCAGGATGCACTATCAAAACCATCACCGATTACAGGATATCGCGACGAAGCTGAACGCTTGGCTGATCAGCAGGCTGAGCAGTTCAAGGCTATAGTGTTTGAGACACTTAAAAAGATTTATGAAAAGGATTTGAAATGAGATTTCTATCACTGTTCTTGTTAGCAGTTGTCTCTTCTTCCAGTGCTGAGCTGCGCGAGCTTCAAACGGGTAATGACCTTCTTTACAACATTCAACAAGGTAAAAAGGGTGATGATTTTTCATCGCTTTACATTACTGGATATTTGCGCGGAGTAACTGACTCATTGATACTAATTGGTTCTCTATGTCCTCCTGATGGCGTTGACATGTATCAATACACCGATATCGTTGAGAAATATCTAAACAAAAACCCAGAATCAAGAAATGAGAGTGCAGTTATACTAACCGCCCTAGCAGTAGGAAAAACATTTCCGTGCAAAAAGAATCAATAACAATAAGGGCTTAAAATGAAATTGATTATAGCAATGGCTTTCCTTGTCTTCTCGTTTTCTGTCTCAGCAGAGTGCTGGGTCGTTGGAGATATGCACGGAATAAGCTATTCAGAACGAAATAATTTTCAACCGGAAGAAGATGGTTTTAGTGGAACATTCATCATTAAGACAAACGGTGAAGATGCCAGTATCACATATTCTGGGACGGATGCGGGCGGCATGGCTTACAAAGCATTGTCTAAAAACTCCATCATTGGAATCGGCGCGAATGGCGAAACTCAACGAGTTATCGACTCATGGGTAATACATCCTAATGGAACAGTTTTAATGTCGAAAACCATTTCTGGTTATGGGAATATGGATTCAACCAAAGCTTTTGTTGGAAAAGTAAAAAGAAAATGTTAACGATTGAATCCAATTCCCCATACGTTACTGCTGTGTTGCCTCAGTAGCAAGCAGCGGCCTGATGGCATTTGCAGCGTTACTCAACGCTCTTTCATAGGCTGGCGTTCCAGCTTTAGTGTTTGCCAGACGTAAGAGAGCATTCCTTGCTGCTTTGGACTCATACAAACGCATCATTGCACCAAAGCCAGCCTCAAGCCCCATTGATACACCAAGAGTCGCAGTTGCGCCAATCGTCCTTATCCTGTTGGCTTGTGATTGCCCCGTCTGAGTTACTACATTTGCGGTGTCTGACCTTGCTGTTTGCTGTAGAACTTCATGAAGAGCATCAAGCTCTTTCATGTGCTTTCCAGAAAAAATAGTGTTGTAAATTTCACCGCCTGACTGAGATTTCAGCTTATTAACTTCAGTGATGAACTTGGCTGGAGAGTCACCGGCCTTTTCCGCTATTTTGCTGACGTAAGCTGCACGCATAGCATCTTTCCCTTTATCATCCAGGGCGCTCCATATTCGTTTCACGTCAGATGGTTTTCTGCTTAATACAACGGTATTTATAAGTTCAGGACTGGCTTCACTGCTTGCCTTGTTGAGCTTGTTAGCAATGTTTTTATTAAGCACCTTATTATAAACGTTTGCATAATCAGAATTTGCTTTAAGGTATTTTGCTGCGTCTGATGCACCGAGGTTTTTAGCAACTGCGTTACGAAGGTCTTTTGACATTGCATTCTCTACCATATTGGTAGCTGCTTTTGCCTGGTTGGGGAAGACCATAGCATCTCCCTGAACATTAGATCTAAATGCTGTTCTGTGCTGACGCAAGAGATCAAACGTAACATCCAAATCAGTTGCAGGGTTTGCTAATTCTTCACGTAGGTTACGCAAGGATGTAAGCAGGCTTTGATTGGCAGACGTCCCAAGCCGTTCCTGTCTTGCGATCGCTGTATTCAGAGCATTCATGGTATTTGTGGTATCAACTGCGGCATTACCCATTTTATTGGTGACGTCATTGATAACAGCGCCAGCGGCATCCTTCCGCCCCCTTAACGTGGTGGTAAGAGATTTCACCACATCATCAGGGTTGTACTCACCAAAACGGTCAAAATAATTACTTACCAGCTTACTACGCGTTGCATATTGCTCCGCTCGCTTTGAGCCTGTCCCGAGCAAAGCCCCCTCGGCATCCTGAGTTAGGCCGCGAGTGAAAGCATTTTTCGGCGGGATAACATCAGATGTCATTGGTGTCACGCCCATCGATTCTGATGTGGCAATTTTCTTCGCCACTTCTGGCGCAATATCACCTTTTATAGCCGTTATTCCACGCCCTATTCCCTTTGCTGCTGCGGAAAGAACACCCTGAGTGGCAAGGTTAACTCCGGCATTTTTAGCTGCATTTTGTGCGAAATCGCCTTTCTGATTTGCGGCCTCTGCCAGTGATCCAATAGCCATGCTTCCTGCCGTTCCAACTCCTGGAACTAAATACCCACCAATTGTTTCACCGGCTTGCGCGTAGGGGTCTGTCGGTCTGTCTACTGGACGATAAACATCATCCAAAACCTTGGGTCCACCAAGCCCCTGACTGATTGCATTAATCAGACTTGCGCCGCCCTGCAATACGTCAAATGGTATGTTTACCAGACCACGACCAGCCTGTTCTGCAATTTGCCCTGCACTTTGACCACCAGTGAGCCAATCGCCAGCTTGTTGCATCAATGATGGTTCTTCCCGTGTTGGTGCATTATTGGCCTGATTAACTGTTTGTTGCTGAACAGCCTGACCAGCAAAATACTCATCAATGGCGGTGCCAATATCTTCGGTGCTCGTACCATCAGGAAAGGTAAATGTCTTACCGTTTGCAGTTACTTTCATCATTCCACCGTAAATTGAATGCCTGATTTTGAGGTATATGATCCAACCTGATTCCGTGGTTCTCCTGAAGGTGTCGAATCTTGTGCTGGCGCTGCGTCAGTATTCATTGACATATACCGCTTAACGGCACTCCCCAATGATTCACCTTTTTTAACATCCAACCCCAATATCTGACCGCCATTACGCGATTGTCCAGGGTTGCCATTCGCGCTCATCCACTCGGCTTTAAACTCATTAAACTGCGCGTTTCGTCGCTCAAGGTTTGCCATTGCATCAAGCCATCTTGCGACCGTCTCAGGGTTATCCATGTCAGTTGGCGCACCCTGTCGAACGATCTCAACGTCTTTATCCGTTGCTGGGCCGGGAGGTAGGAATTTAAGAACCTGACTGTTAACAAGGGCATTTTGGCGAATGCGCAAATCACGCAATGTTGTATCGCTTCCGGTAAGTTTTGCGAACATGTTCTGTGCGTTACCGAACAAACCTGTCGTTGGTTTTTCTGCTCTGAACTGTTGAGCAAGAGCACTCATAGAATTGGCTGAGTTTGATGATGCTGTAGCATTGTTTACAGCCGTCTCGATGCCTTTTTCCATGTTTACTGACAGCTTAGGTGCTTCGCTAATCAACTGCTGAGCCTTTTCCTGCGCTTGCTGCATCTTAAACCCGAACTCTTGCTGATCCAGAGCCAAGCGTTGTGCTGCGATATTGTGCCCAGTCATTGCTGACTGATAGGAAAGGTTTTGCCCTCTCGCCTGAAGTGCTTCACCAGCCTGATTGCTGCGGATTGTCTCTGCCAGTCTGCCTCGGTCAATCTCACGACCAGCCATCTTGTCCTGAACATTGAAGTAGTCAATCGGACCGAGAGCAGCCATCCCAAGGTGATCAACAAACTCACCAAATCCTGAAGGATTCTGCTGATACATCTGAGCAACGCTGTTAGGGTCAACACCGACGCGAGTCAGTTCCTTGGCGTTGTTTTGCAGCCATGATTGCATTGCTTCTGGAGACGATGACGCAAGGCGTGCGCCAGCCGCTAAGGTGCCGATAGAATTACGCTGGTCTTCATCAATGAATCCCATGCCTTTACGAACGGATTCAATCTGGTCTGGATATTGAGTAGCCAACTGACGCAAAGCACCGCGATCACCAGACGCATAAGCATTAGCGTATGCCTGCTGAAATTCTTTCTGCCGCTGAGCCTGCTTTTCCTGCTGAAACACCCCCGCAATACCTGAAAGGCCTTGCAAAGCAGTCAGCCCAACATTGTTAGCGCCTGAACGCTCAATATCATTGTTCTGCCTGATAAGCTGAAGCGTATTGCCGATGTCATTTACGCTCGGAGCGTTTGAGTTGACGCCGCCGATACCAGCCAACAATCCGCCGTTTGTTCCTTGCCAAGTAGCCATGATTACCCCTTAAAACAACGAGCCAAGCAATCCGATACCAGCACCAATGCCAGCGCCCCAAGGCGTTGATGTTCCCAAAAGGCTGGCAAGACCTGCACCGGCAATCGCACCAGACGTGCCACCGCTAATTGCAGTCTGAAGACTTGATGGTTTATTGGCATTAGCAGCGGCAAGTGCTGCGCTTTGCTGTGCAATGCTGCTCATGTTGTTGGCGTATGTCTGCCCGGCGTTTGCCTGACCTTGCAGCGCACCAAGCCCAACGTTTGCCAGATTGTTGTAATTGCTCATCTGGTTTGATAACCAAGACTGACCGAGAGTCGGCGCGATCGTAGCCAGTTGATTGCTTGTGGCTGTCGAACCAAGTCCCCCCGTCGCCTCCGCAGCAGTAAGACTCTGGTAACGAGCCTGACCTGCAAGGTCTTTATACTGCTGAGAGTTGTAATACTGATTAAGTGCCTGCCCCTGACCTTCTAAACTGGAAAGGTTCTGAAGCTGGTTAACATACTGCTCCGCAAGAGGCGTGAACGGAGCAAGGTTTTTCATGATCGTCTGCCACTGCTGATTTTGCAGGTCTGCGGCATACTTCTGAGCTTCTGCTGCATACTTTGCGCTTTTATCAGAGCTGCCACCTTTCCCGCCTTTTTCAGGGCAATAAGGTTCCTCGCCGCGCAGTTTTCTGCCCAGCTTAAATGCATATAACATGGCTATCTCCCGTGATTCAGGAAGTCGATTAGTTCTTCGCGTGTAGCACTGTAAAATGTCACGTCATCCACGCCTTTGAAGTATTTCTTGATGGTTCCTACACGCTTAAGGCCAATCATTGCGCAGTACATCTGACCGTGGCGGAATTTGCGTGCAGCGAACGATGTGACGCACTGAACGGTGGTGTTAGTCAGAATGTATCGCCAGAACGCAAGCCCGATTTCCTTGCTGAAGCCGCGAACCTCTGGCAGGTACATGGCGTGGCAATCGAATGTCAGCGGCTGAATCTCCTGATAGTAAACAATGCCGCCGAACTGCCCGTGCACGTTCACCTCAAAGTAACGGCAATCATGTTTATAGTCGTATCCATCACCGTTGTTGCTCCCGGCAATAATGTCAGGGTGATTTCCGACTGCTTCGATCAAGTCGATGTTTCGCGTTGGTTTGAATGTAATCATCAGTCAATCAGCCCATGTAATCTAAGTGCTGTTTCAAGCGCCAGAATACGCTGCCGCGCCTGCTGCAAACCTGTAGCGAGAGCCGCGACTTCGGATTGTGTGTACGTAGTGCCGACCGTGTATGACTGGTTAGCGTTGAATGAGCCAAGAAGAGGTGTACCTGTGGCTGCAGTCCATCCGGTATTTCTTGCTCCAACAACCTGAATTCCATCAACTGAATATGATGTTTTTACATCCAGCGGTGACGCAAGAGACTGCGATTCGGTTACGGTTTTCGATACGTAATCACTCTTAATGTCAGATACATCGCTTTCTACGCCATCCAGTCTTTGGTCAACAGTGACCAGATGCGCCTGAATATCGATAACCTCATCCAGCAAGTAATCAACATCGCTACGCAGTACGACTATCTTCCCTTCGGCGGTTGTTAACCTGACCTCAAGGAGATTTATCGCTTTTGTGTTTGCGGTGATTCTTGCATCGTGGTCAGCCAGTTCGACATCCTGCTCATCGTTCCTGACCTGTGCATCATAAGCGCCCTGTCCGGCCTCGTTGGCCTTGTTAGCCACGTTACCAACATCAGTGCCCTGTGCGATAACGTAAAGCAGATACGACTGCGAGAAGATATTGCGTGGAAGGACTGATGTGTCGAGCCGTGTAGCCTGAATGATTACCGGCACATTGAGATTCGAATCCGCCATTACTCAATCCTTATCTGAGCGCCAGACAGAGTGACAGGTGACTTCGTGATAACGCGCAATTTGAAACCAATGTTTTTCCTGATGCGCCCTACTTTCTTCCACAAAACGCGTTTGTCGTAAACGAACGGCTCATTCTGCTCAATCATCTGCTCACGACCGTAATTTATGCCGTCAGTGGTTGCAGAGAGGAACAGGCGGTCGGCGTACTGCGCAACGCCAGTTGACGATTCAACCTCAAGGTCGAACACTCTGGCGTTATCCGCTTTGAACAACGGAGTAAACAGCAGGTGTTCCTGTTGAAGGCTATACTGACTGCTGATATCGAACTGCAATTTCCCGGTCACGGAATCCAGCTTATCGCCGCACGTTATCTGATTACCTTCGTAAATGAAGTCGATAGCGCGGTACACATCGTCATACAGTCCTGTTTTCAGCACACACCATTGCGGACCATTAGCGCTTGAAGATGCGTCATACACAAGGACGTGGCGCGTAAGATGGATAATCAGCAACTCATGAGCATCAAATCGCAGAGACTCCATCACGCCATCAGCCAGTTCATCAGCAGTGTAGGAGCGGAGAATTTTCTCAATGCTCGCGCTGGCTATTGGTGACACCTGCCCGGAGCCGATGATATACACAGACGGCGCACCTGTTGCCGGATTGCTGATAAACGCATACGAATCAGCGAATGGCGTTTTGCAGTAAGTCCCGGCAATGCCTTTTTGCACCATCAGTGATGGCTGTGCGACATACAAAGCGGCACCAACAGTGGTTGCGCCCGTCAGGGAGAAATATTCAATCGTTGATGAACCAAAGCAGACGATGAAGTCTCGCCATGTTCCGATGCCGATGATGCCGTCAGGCTGCGATTCTGCACGATATTGTGCGCTATATCGGTCAGGATGTGATTCATCTTCAAGGTCAGTGATGAACCATGAATCAGTTCCGTCTTTTGACCACGCATAACGCCCACGTAAGCGCGTAATGTCGCGGACTGAGCCTAACTCATACTGCGTGAATCCGCTGTCTGTAGGCCAGTTTGAGACGGTTTTAACCGTGCCATCATAGCGATACTCGACCAGTTGACCATTAACGCCTACCGCCTGTGATGTCCGACCATGCGCCATTGATACACGACCACTTCCGGCAACATCACCGACTTCGCTTTCGCCCTTATACAGCTTGCCCCCGCACACGCGATAAACAGCACTCTGCGCCATGTTGTACTCGACGCCGCGAGATACGCCGTTCACATCAGAGCGTTTGGCAATGCCCGGGAATGAGCGAAGATATCCGCTGCTGTTGAGTATTTCTTTGGGTGTAGCCAGCATATTCACTGGCAGATAGTCGATATAGTCGGCGTTTCGAAAGTCTTTGCCGACACCTTTCATAAGCGGAAGTTGCTGAATCGGCATTTATTCACCTCACGTACTCGGATCATCTTTCTCGATGTAAAACCGATTCCACGTAAACGCGCTTTTGTTACCACTACCGCGAGGCATGTCATTTCGCCGCTCAAGTGGTGGTATTTTGGTTAAAGCGATACAGATTGTCTGATATGCACTGTCAGCAGCGGTAAGGAGAGCGTCTGACGGCTGAATGACGTTATCCATGCACACTTGCACAGCGAGTTTCAAAGCGACGCCATTATTTGCCCATGCAGGGATACCTGAATCATCGTCAGGTAACGGCATGATGCCGTTTTCTGTATCAGCAAACTGATATCCAAGCTCGATACCTTTAGCCTGCCATGCTGCCATCATGTCTTCGAGGTCATTAATGGCATCTTCAATTGCCTGAGGGTCAGCATCTGTCAACGTGGCATTGGAATACAGCCCGGCTTTTCGTAAAGCCTTAAGAACGAGATCACCCTTCGTTTTCGCCATCTTCTTCCGCCTTAGCCACTTTATGCTTCGTTGCGGTTTCTTCAGGAGTTTTTACCCAGCCTTTTTTCAGGTGAGATTTAACTTCTTCGTCATCAACAATGATGTAATCGACAGCAAACTGACCACAGGTGATCATGTTGCCAGGCTTATAGAGCATTGTTCGTGCCATTGTCTTCTCCCAATAAAAATGGGGCCGAAGCCCCACCAAAATTACTGCCCGGCAATAACGATGCCCGTATATTCAGGAACAAGTACAGAGCAACCGTACAGGGTGGTGAAACGCGCAGTGGTTACACCTTTGATGTGGTCGAAGGCGTAAGACATGATCAGCGTAGCGCCCTGCTCGGTGGTTGCTGTCATTACCTGTGGACCCTGACCAGTCGGGAACGCCAGTTTGCCGTACATCAGTTCAACAGAACCATCAGCCCAGAACAGGTTAGCCGGTGCGGCATTTTTGTTGAGAATGGTGATTGCTGCGCTACTTGCCGCATTAGCATCAACGTTTGCATATGGACGGCTGGCGACATCCGCGTTGTCAGGCGGCAGAATTTTCGGGGATATAGTTACTGTCGTTCCGCTAACTGCCAGAACGCGGAATACCTGCGGCTGCCCAGTGGTATCTTTGGTGATCTGGTGTACGGAATTCACCCCTGCGATGGTAAACGCATCGCCAACCTGCAAACCTTCAGCAGATACCGTAATGGTCCCCTGTCGGTTATCCACTGGCATATCGTTAGCATCTTTCGCTTCAACCTTGTGCGCAGGTGCTGCTGCCAGCGTAATGGAAGTTGCTGTACCCTTCGGAACACGACCGGAAATATCGGTCTTGTAGCTATCGAAGGACGCAACCGGAGGGATCTGCGCTTTTTCGTATGCTGTCAGGGTTGCGCCCTGAGCATAAGCACGGTGACCAAGCTCGCCAGCAAGGTCTTTATAGTTGAAGGGATTCCAGAAAGAGCGGCGGTTGATACCCTGTGGTACACCAATCGCCGTCATGGTGGCATCAATACCTGCCGCACAGTTCCACAAATCACGGCCCTGTGAACCAGTGGTTGAGTCAGCCATTGTGATCACGTTAGTAGCACGCTGCGTGACCATGGAAATCAGGTCAGAGTCAATCTGTGCAGCAAGGCGCATACCTGCGGCGCGACCAGCTTCAGTTTTATGCTCAGGGTCACGCATTTCACGCGCATCCAGAGTGTACAGAATGTTTTTCGGCTCCTTGAACACAGAAGGAACAAGGCGCTGAACCAGTGCTGTTGGCGTTTTGCTGCTGAGATCGAGGCCTTCTTCAATGTTCATGTGGTAATGCTGCGGACGATACAGAACATCACCTGCTCGCTGCATTGCTGTATCACCGGGACGGAATTTTTTAGCGTTACGGGAAACTACGCAGGCGGCCTCAAAGCCTTCAACGTAGTTTTCGAACATGATTTCAAGGTCTTTTGCTAATTGGTTAGTCATGCTTAATGCTCCGATAGGTTATTTTTTTTGCCTTTTTAGCGGCGAAATACGGCGTCCAGTCACCAGTTTCCAGCGCCTTGGCTTTCAGTTTGTCGAGGTTATTGATTACTGCGCCGTTGCTCCCCTTAACTGTCGGGGTTGTGGCTGCCGTGGTTTTTGCTTTTGGCATGATTCTGGCCTTCGATTCGATACGTTCCAGCAGACGACCAATTGCTACGGGGTTAGTAGCTTCTGCCAGTTGCTTGCGCAGTTCAGCGTTGCGACCGAGCGCCAGAACAACGATTTCCGGCTTCTCTGACTCAAACAGGATCGCGTTTTGTGTCTCGATGGGAATTTCCTCGAGTACGGCCTGCTCAGCTTCCTGATAGCCAGGAACTTTGAGAGCCTTAACACGTTGCTGATATTTGGATAATCGCTCTTGATAGGCAGCCTGAAGCTCCTGCTCCTTCTGCTTGCGAGCCATCTCCTGTTGCTGGTACTTTCCGTTATCCTCTGCCCACTTAGCCATGCGTTGCTGATAGATTTCTTCATCGAAACCGATGTCCTCATCATCCAGTTTTGGCATTCGCGGTGGTTGAGTGATTACCGGCTGCTGCTCGACGGGTTTCTGAGACTGACGCATCAGCTCTTTCAGCTCGCGGTCTTTCTCTTTAATCGTCTTGCGCAGGTGTTTTACCAGTCCATGCTCTGCGCTATCTTCGCTGGTTGGCGAATCCAGCTTTTCGTCACCAAAGTAGAATTCCTGTTCTGATTCGTCGTCATCAGTTTCAGTAGCTTCCTCTGCATCATTGCCGGAGGACTCACTGCCATTTTCTGTTTCGACTTCTTCAACCAGTTCGACATCATCAGGAATCTGCTCTGACGCGTCGGTTTCGATTTCAACTTCTGGTGTGTTTTCTGCCATCTGGTCCATTTGTTACCCCTGTTTACTCGATGTTCAGCCCATCGGAAGGCAATAGGGTGCCAGGCCTCATAAAGACAGCCATTGCACGTTATGGGTTAATTACTGCTGTGGTTGTTGTTGAGTTGATTTTTGCAGGATGCTGCTGATGTCCATGCGCTGCGCATGACCCTGTGCCTGACTTTTCAGGACAAGCTCTGCATCAGCACGGGCATTGTCTCCTTGCTGTTGCTGGAACTGTCCGAGCAGTTTCAGAGCCTCGCGGATATCAGATTTCTGCTGACTATCGGCAGATGCGAGTATTTTCACAACATTTGCCGCTGCAACCTGAGCATCAGTCTGTGCCTGGAATGCTTTAACCTGAATGGCTGCCTGTTCGTTCTGCGCTTTCTGCAATTCAGCCTGACCAGCAAGAAGCTGACCTTGCGCAGCAACCATAGCCGGATCTGGCTGACTGGCCTGTTGTTGTTTCGCCTGCTCAACCATCTGCTGTTCTTCTGGTGTTCTCGGCTTGATAACTCCAGACAGAAGCAACTGATTGCGGTTGTATTCTTTAAGGTCGCCCATCCCTTCGCCGTCCATATTGTCGAGAATCATCGACGATACAAGGTCGTGCTTCGGCGTTCCTGGTGGGATAAGTGCCAGCATGGAAAGTAACGACTTAACCGTTGCATCACGGCGAGTAGCGAACGACTGACCAACATCGACAGTCACTTCATAGTTACCCTGCGAAAGGTCGTTAAGCGCGATAACCTGCCCTGTCTGACGGTCAACCACTTCACCAGTCATCAGCGCCACGTCATCGCTGCCGTCCTCATTAACGATACGCATCGGCGTATCACTGCCATAGACCTCACGCGCCATAGAAAGCCACACAACGCCAGCGCGGCGCATGGATTTAGCCATGTTGTCCATGTAGATATAGGACTGCGTGTCCATCCGGTTAAAAATGCTATCAACGGTATCGGTGGCGACGTTGCTCGGCATGTTCTCAAGCTGCGACGCACCTGTAATTTGCTGAATAGCCGTTCCGGTGTACTGCAATAGCCCGGCAAGAGCTGGCGGCATTTGTGTCGGAGGTGTCCAGCCAGCAACCTGAGCTTCTGAAATGACTGTTCCGTTTTTGTCCTTCTTGCTGGTCATAGGAAGAACTGCAGGTCTTTTCTTATTCCTCTCTGCCCAGTGATTCATTAATGGGCCGGGAATGAAATCAACATCCACGATAGGAATGCCATCACCGCCAGCCTGAGTAGCGTTATCTGCAATCATGGAAACCATCAGGTTCTCAAGACGCTGTGCATCCATCGCTTTTGCTGCGTGACCTTCGATTCGCTCCTGATTATCAACAAATGAGCGACGCCCATATACCGGGATGAGAGGAATATGTTCGCCCGGAATACGCTTCGGTTCTTCCAGCCATTCAGCGCCAGACAGAAGACCGCAATAAACTCTGCGTTTCTTCACTGTCCGCTCACCAATCAGTTCGAATGCGCCATCGGTCAGCTCGTCGACAATATCTTTGATTTGCTCTTCATCATAGATTGCCGTTTCTCCGCTAACAGGGTTGCGCCACGCCGTGAGCTTCACCTTCTCTATGCGAACTTCGTAGTAGCGACCAACATAGATGGCATCTGGCGTTGACCAGTCATATTGAGTGCCAGTGTCATCACGAGAAAGGCTTGCCGCGATGGAATCAGGGTATTCAGCCTCGAACGCTTTAGGCGTCATGGAGAACATTTCCATAGCCCACATAGCATCAGAGCGGTCATATTGCTTGCTGTCCTGATCGAAGAAGACGCATGTCGCTGGGTCGTAAACAGGAAGAAGGCTGATGCGTCGCTGCTCGTTACTCGGATCCATTTCATCTTCGTAATCGGCACACATGCGGAAACAACCGAATCCGCCCGTTACAGCATCATCAAATGCGTTATCACACGCTTCGCCACCGGATGTTTCCTGATAGTCAGCGCGGAATTTGCCGTTCATCTTTTCGGCTAACGCTTCCGATGCCTTATCGTCCTTCGGTCTGAATTTAACGCTTATGCGATTCTGTCGATACTCGCCAATGATGCGATCACATTCGCGGGCAATCTTATTCAGTTCAAAGCGCGGATAATGCTCAAACCTGCCTTCATCAAATGAGTAACCAGCGTTTGTGCTGCCTTCCCACTGTGCGCCGGACACCCGGACGAAACGTTGAGCCTCAATAATCTGCTCACGCATATCCTGCGTTGCTGACCAGGCATTATCAAAGTTGCACAGCACCTTGCGATGCCAGTCAGTCATCTTTTTTTCTGCCATATCAACCTACACCACAAGGAATTGAGTAACTGGAATAGTCGGGTTGCGCAGCCGACTCCGGGCAATGCATACACATCATCAGAGCATCAGCCAGGTTGGGAGATGGAATACCGAGCTTCTGCTTCATTTCGACCTTAGTCATTAGCTCCAGCTTCCCGTTGTTATTGAATTTGCGCTGAATCTGCGTCAGTTCTGCAAACAGCTTCTCCAGCATCTTCTCGCCTATCGCTTCTTTGTCGAAACTCAGCATGTCGTCGGGGTCTGCATACTCACCGTGAACAACCGCCCGATATGTCAGATACAGCCTGTCAGCCAGCGCGTAATAGAATTGCGCTCGCTTATTGCGGAATACATCGCCAATAGTGCGAACGTTGTCGCCCTGTACGACTTCATCAGCCCATGCTCCGGCCTGATACGGAGCATCTTCATCGAATGGCGATTCGCTGCCCTTGAACATCGTGGCGGTGATTTTCTTGCCGGAGAAAGCTTCCGTTGTCTGTCTGCGTAGCCCAGCACCAACACCATCACCATCCCACAGGTAATGGTCAGCGCCGTCTTCAATCGCCAGCGAAGTAGCCCAGTCAGCACCCTCGTTGATGTCCATCAGCAGGCCTTCGGCAATGCGCTTAACAACCGAACCGTGACGCGATGCATAACCTTTAGCATCCGGCCCTGTATCTGATGGGTCATGCGCAGAAACAACCGCGCCTTTCGCTTTCCATCCGAGTTTCTTGTGCGCATCGGTTGCGGCTTCAAGCCATTCACGTTTGATGATTGCCATATCACTTGCGCTTACTGGCTCACCAAGCCAGATGTGACGATACAATGTCGGATTTCTGCGTTTGCACTCTTCCATCTCCAGACGGAGAACTTCAGGAAAGTGCGGGTTGTCGGTGTAGTTCACCGTCAGCAGACAAATATCATCGGGAGGGTTTACTACGAATCGCTGATAGGTATCGTCGAGGATGTTTTTCGGGTTGAAGCTCACCCATATTTCGGAAAATGGCTTGCGGATGGTTGGTATCAGGATATCCCATGATTCCTTCGTTACCGCTTCCGCTTCCTCCACCCAGCAGATATCAATACCTTCGAGCGATTTAATCTTCGTCGGGTTGTTTTTGATGCCGTAGAACATGAATTCAGCATTCGTTCCGAGATGACGAATCATGGAACGCTGAATTTCAAACTCAGCCGAATACCCTTCACGCTCGATGGTATCTTCAAGCAACCGGATTACCGAATCGCTGATACTGTTTTGTAGTTCACGAGCGCAGAGAATACGCACTGGCTGCCGACGCGCCGCTTCAACAAGCAGCCTCGCAATTGCCCATGACTTACCGCTACCTCGACCGCCTTTGGCGACTTTGTAGCGATGCGCCTCAATGAACGGTTCAAAGATAGGATTAATCGAGGTCATTTTCCGAATAGAGTGCTCATCGGTGATGTTTCAATCTGGATTGCGCCGCCGTCCTTACCGACAAGCTCGTTAGTTACCTTGTCGCCATACTTACGGGGATTCATTCGGGCCAACGCCCATTTGCGTGTATCAACGCGAAGTCTTGCCTTTGCCACTTCAGCAGCATCTGGAATCGCATTGTCAGCAATTTCGAATATCTCTTCGAAAATAGAATCAGCTCGTGCCTCAGTTGCCTTCGCGTACTTGTCGCGAAAATCCTCATGCTTTGCCAACCAGCGGAAAACAGTGGACTTATCCGGCATACCAGGACGCTTACATACTTTCAGCAAACTTTCGCCAGAAGAAAGCAACGAGCAGATATCGTCAGCCACCTCCGGCATATAATCAGAGGGGCGACCAGCTTTTGGTTCAGTCGCCATATTCATCTCACTTAGTTGTTATTTCAGGCTGAGGACTCTTTCGCGCCTTCAATCAGTGACTGCTTCAGCAATTCAAGTGTGCCAATCGCCTCGCATAAACTGATTTCACCATCGTAATCATGGATGACGCTTTCCAGCCGCTTGTATAGCTCTTGAGTAATTGGGAATTTCTTCTCCTTACCAAGATCAACGACGCTTGTCATAGAGGATTCCTATAATTTTGAATATCCAGACTCAAATACCTCAGCAGGAGAATATGATTCATATCCATCCTCATAGACAACGTAATAGCCTCCAGACATTGGTCGGTGCTTACAGATATATTCCGCGCTAACATCAAATGCTGCGTATTTCTTATCATCCGGATGAATAATTGCCCCATAACTAGAAGATCCAGTCTTACCAGACTGATCTGGGTTTGGCTTATGTTCTATAGATCCAATCTTCAGGGCGCGAACTTTTTTGTGGCACTGGTATCTCGGCATTTCTTGTTCAGTCATCTCTTACACTCCGGTGGTGAACAGGTCTAACGCTTCCTTCGATTTACGCACCGCTTCGATAGTGCGAGACGTGAAGTCTGGATTTGCACCGCCATCGTTGTAGTGCAACTTGAACAATTCCAGTTTCAGCTGGTCAGCACCAATGAATGCAAAGGCTTCCTCTGCCGCTGAATTGTTCTTAGATAGCAGTCGGTAAATTTCTAACTTGAATTTCTGTTCTTCAGTCATGGGAATAATCTCTGCCATTGTTGGCTCCGTTTATCCGTTAAAAGGGATATCAGTTAAGTTATCCCGTGTAGGGTATAAGCCATTATCAAAGCCACTCTGTAGGGAATGGCTTTTGTGATGGCAATAAAAAAGGCCGACTTAGCGACCAATTTAATAATTAATTATCAATAATGTGGGAATTGGCTACTATTTTGCAAGATAACCCAAGATGGGCGAAACAAGTCAAAAACATTGATGCTTAACAGGGCTTCATTTATTGATTTTTTTTCATCCGTAGAAACTCCACGTCCTGCATTTGACATTACAAGCTGACAATTAACTATTTCACTACATTGTTTTACATAACTACCTGGCGGCATTGATTGAAAGTTACATGTACCATTTATTATTTTATCAATTTCACTCATATCAACCTCGTCTAGTTGTTCGTCATAGATTCAGTGGCTGGCGGTGACGATTCCGCTTTTCGGGAGCTACCCTAGCCACTGTTTTATTCTATCCGATGTCTTTCCATCAGTCCGCCACCACAAAGAATCTTTTTTGCCATAAGGCTGGAGGTTCATCTTTCAGTGGCTGCCAGTGTTATTTCCCCACTTACTGGCTTGGGTTGTATCGCTGTACTGCCGTAACTGGTTGCCCAGAATAAATTCCGGTTTCATTATCAAGCCCACCCGTAGATAGGCTTTGTAATGCCTACATGGTTAAATGATTTGCCAGTCTTCAGCCATCAGGTCGCCAATGGATGGAACCCATGTAGCAAGGCGGTTCTGTGAGTTTTTCAATACAAGCGTGTCATTGAAAGTTGGCTCGCCAACATATTCGCCAAAGCCATAACCCAACGCAGACGCTAATTTTTCCCCTTTCACGAGATAAACAAACTGGTCTTTCCCATTCCATCCTGCCCGCTGCAAACTTTTGCCCTGTTTTAACGCTTCCATGGCAAGGCCGAAACTTAGCCCTGATACCGGACGATAAGCCTTTTCGAATACTTCTTTTGGACTCCAGCTAACGTAGCCATCAAAGCGATCGGTGTTAGGTTTTCCGCCATCCAGATATTCAACCAGATAGCCTTCGTCCTCGCCGTTTTCTCCGGCAGGAAGCTGCCAGCCACGAAAATCGTTATATGCCTGTCTCGTCATCGGAAAGGCGTTAATCAGTTTTACGCCAATATGCTGGGTCATAAAATTACCTATGGAGTTGGGAATAAAAAGCCCCGCGAATGCGAGGCTAAATCCTGGGTATTTGTAATGAACTGGCTCTTATCTCAACGCAGCCCCTTACCGCGCGCCAGATGCTCAACTTCAAGCATCAGCAATGAGATGTTTAATCTGGATTCACTCCAGAAGTGATCACCACCCTGTCTACAGAGCCAGATGTGAAGGATGATGAGTAAAATTATCGCTATCATCGAAGGCATTGCGTCCTGATGTATTCCTGCAAGTAGTTAACCTGCGCGGTTATCTTGTCGATTCCACTTCTGAGACGGTAATAATTGAGTTCAGCATCTGCTGTAAGTCTTGGGCTTTCTCCATCGCCCATGCTGCTGGCTCCGGTCGTTGACTTTGCACAGGTGGCGGCGACTTGCAGCCGCTTACGCCCAGCAGAAACATCAGCACGGAGACTTTCGATAGTCGCGTTAGCATCAGCAAGCTCCTTTGTGTATCTGGCGTCGAGTTCTGCTACATCACGTTGACGCTTCTGCATGTCAGCGATGATGTACGTGGCTTTATCGCGCTGTTCTTTATAGGTAATGGCGTTATCACGGTAATGATTAACAGCCCATGACAGACAGACGATGATGCAGATAACCAGAGCGGAGATAATCGCGGTGACTCTGCTCATACATCAATCTCTCTGACCGTTCCGCCAGCTTCTTTGAATTTTGCAATCAGGCTGTCAGCCTTATGCTCGAACTGACCATAACCAGCGCCCGGCAGTGAAGCCCAGATATTGCTGCAACGGTCGATAGCCTGACGAATATCACCGCGATCAATCATCGGTAAAGCGCCACGCTCTTTAATCTGTTGCAATGCCACAGCGTCCTGGCTTTTCGGAGAGAAGTCTTTCAGGCCAAGCTGCTTACGATAGGCATCCCACCAACGGGAAAGAAGCTGGTAACGTCCGGCTGCTGTTGATTTTAGTTTTGGGTTTAGCGTGACAAGTTTGCGAGGGTGATCGGAGTAATCAGTGAATAGCTCTCCGCCTACAATGACGTCATAACCATGATTTCTGGTTTTCTGTCGTCCGTTATCAGTTCCCTCTGACCACGCCAGCATATCGAGGAACGCCTTACGTTGATTATTGATTTCCACCATCTTCTACTCCGGCTTTTTTAGCAGCGAAGCGTTTGATAAGCGAACCAATCGAGTCAGTACCGATGTAGCCGATGAACACGCTCGTTATATAAGCGAGATTGCTACTTAGTCCGGCGAAGTCGAGAAGGTCACGAATGAACCAGGCGATAATGGCGCACATCGTTGCGTCGATTACTGTTTTTGTAAACGCACCGCCATTATATCTGCCGCGAAGGTACGCCATTGCAAACGCAAGGATTGCCCCGATGCCTTGTTCCTTTGCCGCGAGAATAGCGGCTAACAGGTCATGTTTTTCTGGCATCTTCATGTCTTAGCCCCAATAAGGGGATTTGCTCTATTTAATTAGGAATAAGGTCGATTACTGATAGAACAAATCCAGGCTACTGTGTTTAGTAATCAGATTTGTTCGTGACCGATATGCACGGGCAAAACGGCAGGAGGTTGTTAGCGCGACCTCATGCCGCCCGCTTTCACGAAGATCATGTGTAGAAGGCCGCAGCATAACTATCACTGATGAATTCAGGACATCCAGTGGCTACGGCTCAGTTTGGATTGTGGCGACCGGTGCTGATCTCCGGTTTGCTGCAACTGCCTACAGCTGGCTACGTGGCCATACCGAATCCAGCGAAAGATTCTTGCCCTTACACATCAGCCTGTGCATTCACCACAACGATAAGAGCACTGCGCGGCACCTTTCACCAATTCCGCGAGGTCTGCGGGTTCAATGCTCTTACCTGTTGTGCAAACAAAAAAAAGCCACCGTTGCAACTTAAGAGTCACTAACGGCAGCTTATGCGAATAGTGTTGCTCATTTGCTCAATGATGTCAACACGTTCTATGCTACATGTTTAATTTTCTCTACACGTTTCCGGTTTTTAAACGCACCATCCAGAACAGGGTAAATCATAAACAACGAGGAATTGAGGATTTCGTCAACTTCCCGGCGACAGGTTGCGAGCGATGGTTTTTGAATGCGCCCGCCGCCCCGGCATAACATCTTGCGAGGTCTTGCGACGCGATGATAGTAAGATGCAATGGCGTGCTTGGAAGAGCCGTGGGCGTAGTAACTGAGGAGGATGCCAAAGGCTTTCTTGTCAATGTACATGACGGAATCGACGACCTGAGAAATCAACATTCCATCATCATCATTACACATTGGCCTTGTCATAACTCTTCCCGGCTCTACGCTCTCCATGAACTTCGCTATTACGCTGCTCATGCGCTTTTCCAGACGACCCGAATAAACCCATGCGCCCCACAGTTCAAGCCATCCATTCAGCCAATCGTGCTGCTCTTTGGTGAGGTTTAGTTCTCTTATGCTCATCGTCTTCCCCTCTTGCCCTGTTTGACCATCAGGACGCCGTTAACTATTATGTGACGCTCACCTTTGCTGTCTCGGTTGTACTTGAGCACTGTTCCTCTTGCACAGGAAAGCATCCTCGCCACTTCGGTCTGATTTCCTCGTGTCTGGATAAGAAGCTCTGGTATCGTTTGAATTGTGGCGTTCATACGTTCTCCAGTTCGGTGATTTTTATTCCAAGCCGTCCGCCTGGTACTTTCACACCACGAATTACGCGAATGTCATCGAATTGCTCGTCGTCTTCCGCAAATCCGGCGTGGATAAGGGAGTCGAGTAAACCTTTCAGGATGTTGTCGAGGTCGCGGCGGCGGGAGTCTGGAACGTCTGCGATGACTTTGATACGGAGTCGTGATTTGGTGAAAATGTCTAACTTGAGTTGGCGAATGATTTGCTGAACGTCTTTTCGGTATTTCTGGCCTTTATCGCTGATGTAGTATTGGCTTCCCCGTCTTCTCCAGTAGGTATTCAGCGACGGCGGGTATGGAAGCACAAACTGATATTCGTTCATGGTTTAATCTTCCCCTCCTTCAGCAGTATCGCCTGCGTCCTGATCACGCCTTCGAGGTGGTAAAGTCTGGCGTCTTTGTTGTCGAGGTTATGGGTGCGTCGGTCGATCTCCGCGTGGCAGTCGCTACAAGCCCATGCGCCGATCAGGTCGTCAGGCTTCATCCCCGTTCCGCAAATTCCAGCCATCCGGTAATGTGCCAGAACTGTAGTTTCAGGATTGCAATTGCATACGCCGTAAATACGTACCTGGCATTCTCTGCCGCGCGCTTCTTTGCGTAGGTTAGCCATTAAGCAGCCTCCCCGGTTACTTTCAGCATTCCGTTATCGAGCAGCTTTCTGGTCAGCCACTGTTGACCACGCCCGGTGATTTTTGTGGTGAACGATATCTGTATTCCGTGATTTGTGTTGACCGCTGTTTCTTTCACTGTGAAATAGCCGCGCTCCATATATTCCTGCATTGGCACATTGCGCCGGGCACCTGAAGCAATAAGGATTTTGTGATCGCGCATCCACGCAAACAGTTTGTTTGGACCAATACCAACAACCTTTGCAAAGTTTCCAATCAAAATTCCACTGGCCTCGCCAACTCGATCGGCAAACTCAACTTTAGGTGCGGCAATTGCGAGCTGGTTTTCCAGTTGCATTTTCTGCTCAGCAAGATCAGCAGCAAGGCGCAACGCTTCCGGTAGCGTTTTGGGGATATTAACCGCAGCTTCTTCAAGCTCTCGCCAGCGGTCAACAAGGCGAGCGGTGAATTCCGGCGACAACTGGGCAACGACAATAATGCTATCGCGCTTACCTTTTTCGCCTTCGAAGACGTAGAAATCACGCTTCCCGGTAATAACACCTAAATCATTGATTATGTTAGTGTGCTGCAATGCAGGAGGCTTGATAACGCCACGTTTCACCAATCTATCTATGGATACTTTTACATTGCTATGGCGGCTTTCTACCAACTCAGCGATTTCAATGCTTGTCATTTTGATGGCATTGCCATTTATTAACTCATTCATCGTCTTCTTCCTCGTACATTGAGCTATTCGGATCGCTCATCAGTTCTGCGCAGCAATCGGAGCACACGTGAACTTCCAGCACATGCAGCTTCTGACCGCAGTTAGCGCACGTTAAAGCCCGCTCGACGCTTTCTTGTTCGTAACTTCGATTTGGGTCAATCACCTTGTTTTCCTCGCACGTTCTCTAAGCCACCGGATATCCCACAGGTGAGCCGTGTAATTGAAGGTTTTTACGTCAGATTCTTTTGGGATTGGCTTGTGTTTATTTCTGGAGCGTTTCGTTGGAAGGTATTTGCAGTTTTCGCAGATTATGTCGGTGATACTTCGTCGCTGTCTCGCCACACGTCCTCCTTTTCCTGCGGTAGTGGTAACACCCCTGTTGGTGTTCTTTCACACCGGAGACACCATCGATTCCAGTAAGGTTGATTTGGTCGGAAGCGGTTATCTTCTTTGCATTCACCGCACCGATAACATCGCATCATGCTGCCCGGTCTCCCCATCTCGCTTTCCACTCCAGAGCCAGTCGCGCTTCGTCTGACCACTTAACGCCACGTTCTGTACCGAATGCCTGTATAAGCTCTAATAGCTCCGCAAATTCGCTTACACGCATCCTGCTGGTTGACTGGCCTATTACAACAAAGCCATTCCCGGCAAGGTTAGGAACAACGTCCTGCTGCTTTAATGCTGCTGTAAAAACGCACTTCCAGCTTTCTGCATCCAGCCAGCGACCATGCCATTCAACCTGACGAGAGACGTCACCAAGGCAAGCCCAAAGCTTTCGGTTTTGGTCTAAGCTGCGGTTGCGCTCCTGAATGGTTACTACTATTGGTTTGGTTGGGTCTGGAAGGATTTGCTGTACTGCGTGAATAGCGTTTTGCTGATGTGCTGGAGATCGAATTTCAAAGGTTAGTTTTTTCATGACTCCCCTCTCTAACAGATTTCAGGTTATTCCACTCCGTTACCGCACTGCGATAATTCGCGGCCGCCACAGCGGCGTGGTTAGCGCAGTAGATTTGGCACCCGTTCTCCATGTCGAATATTGTCGGTGATTTTCCGCATTTACATTTTTTGGCACGCGGTGCGTCTGAACACATTCCGTTAACGGTGTCCATCAGGATCTCCCTCGTTCTTAATCCAATAAAAAAGGGCTACTGTGTAAATAGCCCCTGTTATTATCTCAGTGATGTAGACGGTCATCAGAATCCTCCTTTCTTCTTGGACTGCGGTTCCTCTCGTTCACGTCGGCGCATTTCAGCGGACTGTTGGTCTGTGTCATAAATAGCGCCATTTGCCTGAATGCAATACACCGTGCCGGTATTGCCATGACGATTGAGACGAAGGATTAGTTCGGTTTCACCAGGTGGAACACTGTCATCAAAAGCACCTTCACGATGGATCCCCACCCAATAATCGCAATCCTGTTCAATCTGCCCTGTATCTCGTGAGTCACTTGGTAATGGGCGTTTATTGGTTCTGCTTTCCAGTGCGCGGTTAAGCTGCGTCAGAAGCACAACAACGCAATCAAGCTCTTTGGCAAGGTTCTTCAGTCCTTTGGTGATCATGCCGTAAGCAAGGTCGTTGCGATCGGCCTTCTCAGCAGTCATTAGTGTCAGGTAATCGACCAGAATCATGCCAACACATCCTTTTTCTCGCTTGATTCGACGGCTTTCGCTAACGATTTGAGCCAGAGATAATCCCGGCGTGTCGTCGATGTAAAGCAGGTCGATTTCACTCAAACGATTAGCTGTTTCGATCGCCCTGTTGAAGTCACCATCGTAATCACCCTGATAGCCGTCATCAGCGTCATTTGTCGCCGGAAGGTAAAAAATATTCGGGTTAACACCAGACTTCTGCCCTACCAGTTTTTCCAGTATCTGATCACCTGGCATTTCAAGGCTGAACATCAGAGCGGGCTTTTTCTCATGCACTGCGCAGTTGATTGCCATCTGGCTGTATAGCGTCGTTTTCCCCATCTTAGGGCGAGCGCCAATGACAAACAGAGAGCCTTTCACCAGACCTTTCGGTGACAGCATCCTGTCCAGCGATGGGATCCCTGTGCTCATTCCTCGTTGTTCGCCTGACGGGTCAAATCGCTTCTCAAGGTCGCTAACCCAGTCTTCCATGACCTCACCAAATGAGCGAAGGCCGCGACGCGATCCGGTTTTTGCATGGTCTGTCAGTTGCGTGAAAATCGCCTGAATAGCTTCGTACTTCTGCGTCGCAGTCATTCCGTTGCGGGAATAGAGCAATTCCGTCGCTTCAGTCATGCGGTTGATGGCGTAGCGTTCCATTGCGGTTTCACGAACCTGCATTGCATAGGCAACGATGTTTGCTGCGCTTGGCGTGTTCTTTGCGATCTCAGCGATATAAGCAAAACCGCCAACAGACGCCGTTAACGATTTGCGATCCAGTTCATCGAAAAGCGTCAGGCCATCTACTGGCTTTTGCTCCCGGTGCATTCTGGTTATTTCTTCGAAAAGGATTTTGTGTGGTCGGCTGTAAAATGAATCAGGCTTCAGCATCGCCAGAACTTTCTGGACGCGCTCACTGCTGTCATCATCCAGAAGCAATCCACCAATCACCGCCTGCTCTGCCTCGATGCTATGGGGCGGCGCATAAAAATTATCGGTCATCGTGTTCACCCTCACGAACTTTCAGGTAGGTATTATCGTTAAGCAGGAAATCAAATCCCTTTTTGTGCCAGACAGTTCCGCGTTGATGGTTTGGGCGCTCTTCGAACATCCATCGGCAATTTTCTCCTACGTAGCTCAAATAATTTCTCCAGTCCTGCATCGTGAACCCATGCCCGTCAAGCTGGCGGGTTATCACTCCGGCTTTGCGCCAGAACGTTCGGATCTGGTTTTTACGCTTGTCATTCAGTGCGCGGATTCTTGGCGCTTCAGGAAGGATTTCGTGGTAAGCATCGACAACATCCTGACAGCTAACGGAAGGTTTTTTCTTGTCAGACTTTTTGTCTGCTGTGGCACTCTCTAATACGTCAGTATTAGAGATATTATTTATATTATTGTTTATGGACAACCGTTGGACAACCGTTGGACAATCTCCGCTGAGAGCCGCGCCATTACTGGTGTTTGCGTTGGACAACCGTTGGACAACCGTTGGACAATTTTTTGCCTGAAAATCGTCATATTTAACGATTGTAAACAGGCTAAATTTCTTCCCCATCGAGGAAATATTAAGCATCCCTTTCGACTCAAAAGTCCGTAATAAGCTCCGAACTTTGTTGTCGGGGATGAATGTTTCTCTGACCAGCGACGGGCGTCCAGTTATCATCTGACCGCGATCAACAGTTATCGGACCGATATCCGTATTGACGACAGTAGATTCGTGATTAGCCTTGAGGATTAAGTGAAGCCAAAGATGTACTGCCTGAGAGTCCTTATAGAGCCTGCTGTCCATAAACTGGCGGTGTATAGAGACATACCCCATACTGGATGCCTCCTGATGTTGTACAGGGTTATGCCTGTAATCAGCTAACTTAACGACGCCCATGTTTCACTCCTGCTTTGGCTAGTCTGTAAACACCAACAAGGCGCTCTGCGAACGCCCTGTTATTTGCTGCGGCTACCACTAATCCCTCAGGTGAATCAGGGTGTCGAATCTCTTCTTTTTCCTGGTATTTCTTACGACGTTTTGTCATAATTACTCCTGTGGATTGATCCAGTAATTCCCTCAGAATTGCATATCAATTTGCTTAAAATCCTCGGTGGCGGCCGGGGATTTTTTCTTTGTGATTCCATCAAGCGCATACTTAAAAGCCCTGCTAATCGGACTGATGTCTGATGCCATTCCGAAAGCACACAAGACCGAAGCAATAAATCTCCAGTCCGTTCTGCTTATCTTCGATTCATGACAGCCAATCATCTTTGCCAGACCGCGCTGGGTAAGCGTTGACAGGTTGATGAGTAAATCAGTTTCAGCGCGATCAACGTCACGCTGTGATAGTTTGCTGTAACTTGTTTGTTCCATTTCTTATGATTTCCATAGATAAATAATTTGGTTTTTTATTGTGCACCATTGACAGTCGTCCATGACCACGCCGGGCACCCGACCGTATACCGGGCCGTTCGGTATAAAAATTTGCTTTATTAAGCTGCTTTGTTCGGATTGGGGAACAAAGCGGATAAATCAGGGCGAATCAGGTATGCAGGGACGCTTCCATTGGTAGCCATTTCAATGCGCTTGGCATTTTCAGCGGATACCCTTTTCTTCCCATGCAACCAAGCCCATACAGACGGCTGCTTAACACCGCAGGCATCAGCTAACTTTTGCTGACTTCCTACTGAGTCAATAGCCGCTTTAATAGCCTCGTTGACCATAAAAATAACTCCTACTGAATCCACAATCAGAATAATAGCTAAAGCTATTCAGAAAGTAAATAGCTTTGGGTATTTGACTAATAATAGCTGTAGCTATAGGTTGTACGAATGAAACTAGATACTTTTTCTCAAAGGCTTACATACGCGATGGATCAGGCTGGGTTTACTCAGGCTTCTCTTGGCAATGCTGTTGGCATGTCTCAGCCAAGCGTCTGGAAACTTACGTCTGGAAAAACACGCAATACGCGCAAACTTTTTGAAATATCAAAAGTGCTTGGAGTTCGTACGGAATGGCTTTCCGATGGAACTGGGCCAATGCGTGATGAGGGAGTTGAACCTTATAATCCAAAATCTTCTATTCCTCATGAAAGCACGTGGGGATATTTGGACCCATGGGATGGAGGAACGCCTTTAAGAGGTGATGAAGTTGAAATTCCTTACCTTAAAGATATTGAGTTTGCATGCGGGGATGGTCGGGTGATTGATGAAGATCACAACGGCTTTATGTTGCGCTTCTCCAAATCAACCCTTCGCAGAGTTGGCGCGAACAGTGATGGAAGCGGTGTTGTTTGTTTTCCGGCTCGTGGCAACAGCATGGAGCCAAACATTCCTGATGGAACAACAGTTGCTGTTAACACCAACGATAAGAAAATAGTTGACGGAAAGATTTACGCCATTAACGAGAACGGTTGGAAACGCATTAAGATTCTCTTTCGATCAGGGCCTGACAAGGTAAGCATTAGAAGCTTTAACTCACTGGAGTACCCACAAGAAGAAAAGAATCTAAGCGATATCGAGATCATCGGAAGAATCTTCTGGTGGTCTGTAGTTGACTACTAACCTCATCACACCACAACAAACCCGCTTTTTGCGGGTTTTTTATTGCCCAAAAAACACCAAATCTCACATACAAGAAAAATAAATTACATTAGATATCAATGACTAAATAACCAAAGGAGTTATTTTATAACTATAGCTATTTACAGCAATAATAGCTTTGGATATAGTTAAGCCATGTCGAACGGCGCGACATTAAACCATGCGTCGGGAGCGCGGCGGGTTCAGGATGAACGGCAATGCTGCTCATTAGCGAGAAGGCTTTTTTGCTTTTAGTCACAAAAAGCAAAGCAGCTTTTTGATATAGAAAAAGAAAAAGGAGGCTGATTTGAAGAGTGCTACAGTTTACACGGCAATGAGAGTTAAGCAATATGGCGGCGTACCTTCGGTAGAGGTAAGGTGTGATGATAAAAGAACCAAAGTTGTTACTGATTGCCTTCTGCTTTTTAAAAGCATAGATGAGGTAATTTTTATTGGCGCTGAAAATCTTCACCCTTTGATAAAAGCAGAGATGAAGCAATGTGCAATCGATGCATTGGGAGTTGGGCAAGGCAAGTCTCAGATCGAAGCAAAGCAAATGCTTACAGAGCTTGAAAGCAGCAGACGTAGACAAGCAAGCAGGGCAAGACAATTTCACGATGCGATCGCAGGATGGAGCAGAGAGCTTATGTCTTTAAATGTAGACATACAGAGAGGAATTGATATTCCAACAATAAGGTCAAGAATAGGTACGATCGCAGAGAACATGGAAAAGCTAAATCCAAAGAAATAATAACCCGCTAAGGCGGGTTTTTTATTACATAAATAACCGTATTTACTACCGCAAGCCACGCAGTGAAATGGGTGTGACTTGTGTTGGTCGCCAGAAAATGAAATTAGGCAGCAAACCACTTATTTGAGGTGATATATGGAATTTCATGAAAGTGCGATTTATGATTTTCGCGCTAACGCAAATTCAGTAAAACCACAGCCAATTGCAGTTCTTTTTAAAACAATGGGTGCGTGGGCTGTTTTATGCTTCGCCTCTGATGACACTGACGCAAGAATGGCAATAGGTCAAGAGATGGAGATGGACCCGACAAACGATGAATTCATAATTTATGGCGCTCCATCTAATTACTTACTTGATACCTGCAACATTTACAACAAGGCTGCCTGACGGTGGCCTTTATTTTTGGCATAAACAACAGAATAAACACTGCACTGTGTATTCATTCCAACGAGTGAATACACGGAGCAATGTCGCTCGTAACTAAACAGGAGCCGACTTGTTCTGATTATTGGAAATCTTCTTTGCCCTCCGATGTGAGGGCAATTTTTTTGATGGAGGATATATGAGTGAAGTAACAGATTTAGTTGTTATTGAAAAAGCAAATGCAATGACTGTATTTCAGTCTGCCGACCAGATTGAAGAAATCCTTCAAAAGGTTGAACGTGAAGTTATGTCCTTTGTGCCTGATATCACAACGGCAAAGGGCAGGAAGGAGATCGCTTCTCTGGCGTATAAAGTTGCGCAGACGAAAACATATCTCGATGGTCTTGGCAAAGACCTTGTTGCTGAACTGAAGGAAATTCCAAAGCTAATTGATGCCAACCGCAAAACAGTGCGTGATCGCCTTGATGAACTGAAAGCCAAGGCGCGCCAGCCTCTTACTGATTATGAGGAAGAACAGGCGCGGATTAAAGCCGAAGAAGAAGCTAAGGCAGCAGCTGAAGCTCTCGCAAAGCAAATTGAGTCTGACCATGAAATAGCGATTTTGATGGATCGCGAATTTGACCGCCAAAGAGAAGAGGCAAGACTCAAAGCGGAGCAGGAAAAGCGAGAGCATGAAGAACGCTTAAAAAGAGAAGCTGAAGAGAAAGCCAGAGCAGAAGCCGAAGCAAAGGCAAAAGCCGAAATTGAAGCAGCAGCAAGGCGAGAAGCAGAAGCTAAGGCCGCAGAGGAACGTGCAGAGCGTGAACGCATTGAAGCCGAGCAACGAGCACAGCGCGAAGCAAAAGAGGCAGCAGAACGAGCTGAAAGAGAAAAGCAGGCAGCAATTGAAGCAGAACGCAGAAAAGCACAGGAGGAGGTTGAACGAATCCGTCGCGAGGCTGAAGCAAAAGAGCAAGCCAGAATAGCAGAAGAAAAAAGAATCAATGACGAAGAAGAGCGCAGAGCAAAGGATAAAGCTCACCGGAAAGAAGTAAATAACAAAATACTTGCTGACCTTATCAAGGTTGGCGCATCAGAAGATGTTGCTAAAAATATCATAACAGCCATCGTAAAAGGCGAAGTATTCGCAACAAAAATAACCTACTAATAAAACCAACATAAGGAACCACCCATGATTTACGCAATCGCGGGAGGCGCTCGCATGGGTGCCTTCCAACTAAATGAATCTTTACTTGAAAGAATCACCCGTAAATTACGTGACGGATGGAAAAGAGTTGAGGTCTTATTATGCGCAATGAAATAGCCATCAATCACCAGATGCTTCGTGCTGCACAGAACAAAGCAGTAATAGCCAGATTTATTGGTGATTCAAAAATGTGGCTTGAAGCAAATAAAGCGATGAAATCAGCTATCAACCTTCCGTGGTATCGCAGGAAATGAGCTTTACAGATAACTGGTCAGACGAAGAATTCATTCGTCAGATGAAAGAATTAATCGGCAACGAAGGAGATATTCATGTCACTTGCAACCACAGTGAAGGAGAGCAAGTTACAGAGACGCATGTACACACAGAAAGCTCTCTGGTATCGCCATAATGGTGACCGCGAAGGAATGCGGGTATGCCTTAATTTGTCCCGAGTCGAAGTATTAAATCAGCGTTATTTCCTTGGGCCATGTCCATTCTGAGGTGAATTATGGATTTGAATAAATTCGATGAGCCATTCAGCCCTGAAGATATCGAATGGCGAATACAGCAAAGCGGTAAAACACGCGATGGCAAGGTGTGGGCTATGGTGCTGGCTTATGTCACGAACCGGGCAATCATGAAACGCCTGGACGATGTTTGCGGCAAAGCAGGATGGCGCAATGAATACCGCGATATTCCCAACAACGGCGGAGTTGAATGCGGCATATCAATCAAGATTGATTCCGAATGGGTAACCAAATGGGATGCTGCTGAAAACACGCAGGTAGAAGCCGTCAAAGGTGGTCGTTCCGGTGCAATGAAGCGTGCTGCCGTTCAGTGGGGAATCGGTCGGTATCTGTATAACCTTGAGGAAGGTTTCGCACAAACATCTCTCGATAAAAAGCAGGGGTGGCACAGGGCAAAACTGAAGGATGGAACAGGATTTTACTGGCTCCCTCCATCGCTGCCGGGATGGGCAATCCCAGCATCAGATAACAAACCATCACCAGAAAATACCAACCAGAAATCTCCATCGGTTGACTGCGAACAAATCCTGAAAGACTTCAGCGATTATGCGTCAACAGAAACTGACAAGAAAAAACTCATCGAGCGTTATCAGCGTGACTGGCAATTAATGGCTGGCAATGAGGATGCGCAGGCTAAATGCGTTCAGGTAATGAACATCAGAGTTAACGAACTAAAACAGGCGGCATAAATGGCAAGCAGAGGCGTAAATAAGGTGATCATTATTGGTCGCCTTGGGCATGATCCAGAAATCAGATATTCACCATCAGGAACGGCATTTGCAAACCTTACAGTTGCTACGTCAGAACAATGGCGTGATAAGCAAACTGGAGAGCAAAAGGAGCAGACGGAGTGGCACCGTGTGGTAATGAGCGGGAAACTGGCAGAAATTGCCAGCGAATATCTGCGAAAAGGCTCTGAGGTTTATCTTGAAGGCAAATTGCGGACAAGAAAATGGCAGGATCAAAGCGGACAGGATCGGTTCACTACCGAAGTCATCGTGGGCGTTGGTGGAACCATGCAAATGCTTGGTGGCAAGCAAGGAGGCAATGAACAGTCTTCACCTCAGCGAAATAATGGTCAGCAACAAAGACAGCAACCTCAGCAGCAGGGAAATCACAGCGAACCACCTATGGATTTTGACGACGATATCCCCTTTGCACCAGTAACTCTCCCCTTCCCTCGTCACGCTATTCACGCAATTTAAGGACTTACATGAATCACTTGATGGTTGACCTTGAAACAATGGGCAACGGGCCATACGCGCCAGTTATTTCTATTGGGTCGGTATTCTTTGACCCGAATACCGGAGAAACAGGAGAAGAGTTCTCGGTAAATATCTCGCTTGAATCATCAATGCGATATCGAGCGCGTCCTGACGCTTCAACGATTTTATGGTGGCTGGAACAGAGTGAAGAAGCCAGAAAATCGCTAACCAGCAACACTCAGGAGCTTTCAACGGCTCTTTCATGGTTATCTGAATTCATCATAAAGAACGCCAACCACAAACTCGTTCAGGTTTGGGGGAATGGAGCATCATTTGACTGCGTTATTCTCCGCAACAGTTATTCGCTGACAGGGCAGCCAGTTCCGTGGCAGTGGTGGAATGACCGCGACGTAAGAACAATCGTCGAACTTGGGAAGGTAATAGGATTCGATCCTAAGCGAGATATGCCATTCAAAGGAACTCGCCACAACGCGCTTGATGATGCCATCCACCAAGCCAAATACGTTTCAGCGATCTGGAAAAAGTTAGCTAAATAATCAACAGGAGAAAACCATGCCAGCGCCTCTGTATGGTGCGGATGACCCGCGCCGCTGTTCCGGCAATTCCGTATCGGAGGTGCTGGATAAATTCAGAAAAAACTACGATCGGATAATGTCGCTACCGCAGGAAACGAAAGAGGAAAAGGAATTTCGTCACTGTATATGGCTCGCAGAGAAAGAAGAACGCGAGCGAATTTACCAGACATCAATCCGACCATTCCGCAAAGCCACATATACCCACTTCCCTGAAATTGACCCGCGCCTGCGTAATTACCGCTCACGCTATGGCGCTATCAGTAATGACTGAGGAATTAACAATGAAAACAATGAAGCTGAACATCGACCTCGGAAAATACGTTATTACCGGAACCAAACACGACCTGATTCTTAGCGAAAGAGGAATTATCAAAGAAGGTGAGAATGCAGGGAAAGAAACACTAAGCCGTATCGGTTATTACAGCAAGTTTGAGCATCTGGTTAAAGAGTTATGTAACCGTGAAATCCTGTTATCTCAGGCGCAGACGCTACAGGATATTCAGCAGCATATCGAAACTTTAGGTATGTCACTTAGCATGGCTATTGACCAGTTCGTGGAGAGTAAATCATGAGAGGACTTGCATACAATCCCGGCATTCTTCCGGCAGAAATGATTATTCGCCAACGCGTAAAGCCAATGCCATCGAGAGAGGAATTGCTTAAGAGAAATTCTTTTCCATCAGTTAATCAAAACAAATATCTGAATGCAATGTGGCGCAAAGGAGGCAACCAGTGAGCGAAATTAATTACCAGGTACTGCGTGAGGCGGCAGAGAAAGCAACGTGGGGAGACTGGGACTCATATAAACCACACCGTGGCGCACGTGGTTATGAGGTCCGACTAAGTAGTCAGGCCATTGCGCAACACGTTCTGAAAAACAACGCTGAATTTATTGCTGCCTTTAATCCAAAGATTGCATTGGCACTACTGGATGAACGGGAAAGAAACCAGCAATACATCAAATCACGCGACCAGGAGAACGAGGATATTGCGCTTACGGTTGGGAGGCTGCGCGTTGAGCTGGAAGGCAAAGACAGCAAAATAGCCAATCTTACCGCCGAACGCGATGCTCTTCGTGAAGGTGAGATGGGCGACGCTAGGCATAGCAACACACGGGCCGCAGCTGATATCTACTTCCAACTGGTCGAGGAATGCGAAATTCCTGCTGGCGGATCTCTGGTCGAGTACGTTGACGATATGCGCGAGAAGCTGGAAGCCGCAGAGAAGCGCATTGCTGAGCTGGAGTTGCGGGAGGTTGTGCTTCCGCAATGCTATAGCATGTTGCATCGCGTCGATTTTGACGAGCCTTACCACACTGAAATGGTTTACAGGCAGCATCAGGTTCTTGAGGCACTGCACAACGCTGGAATAAACGTCACCGAAGCAGGTAAAGGAGAGGCATCATGAGCACTATCACAAGAGAATGGCTGCAGCAGGCTATCAACGATTATGAAAGCGTTCGTGATGAGCTTCCTTTCGGGCTTGATGATTACCAGGGGAATATCCTGTCTGCCCTGCGTATCGCACTGGCATCGCTGGAAGCAGAGCCGGTGGCGTGGAAGGTAACATTCACGAAAATTGACCGTGAATATAACACGTTCACTGGTATGTATTCTGACAAAGCAGAAGTCGAACGGTGGGTGCGGCTGCATAAAGCATGTGATTTTCGGGCAGATATAACACCGCTTTATACCGCCAAGCCAGTGCCGGTAACTCCGGATGGTTGGATAAGCTGTAGTGATCGAATGCCTGTAATTGGCGAGCTAAATTGGAGAACTAGTTTTCCTTTACTGGTTGCGTGTGAGATCGGCGTTATATCAGCTTATTACGGCTTTGTGAGCGTTAATGGGGATAGGCATTATGGCTTTATGGAGAGTCTTAAATACGGAGACGATAGCGGCAACCATCCTCAAACTAATGAATATGGTCTGATTAGCAATGTAACCCACTGGATGCCGCTACCAGAGCCTCCACTTTGAAAGCGAAGCTTATACATATCTTTTACATCAGCAATCTATTGTTAATCTCCAATCAATGTTACGTTGTCATCTCACTCATGCTTTGGAGGTAGTGATATGTCTTGTCCAAAATGCGGTTCTGGAAATATTGCAAAAGAAAAAACAATGCGTGGATGGTCTGGAGATTATGTGTGCTGCGATTGCGGATACAACGACTCTAAAGACGCATTTGGAGGGCGTGGTAAAAACGAGTTTGTTAAAATTAATAAAGAAAGCGAAGGCAACGAAAAAAGCTAATTTATTTATTCATATATGAAAACAATGTAACCAATATTCGAATTGAAGAACTGAAAGAACACCAAGCCGCCTGATGGCGGTTTTTTATTGGAGACAAGAAATGTCAGATTTGGCTATGAAGGTTTTGAAATGGCAATCGACTGGCGATGTCGGAATCAGTAGCGCAACTCTTGCCTCAATCGCATGTGGACTGAAAAAGAATATCTATGGTCATCACTTCGGTGCTCCACATGACGCAGCCGATTTCCGACGATGCGTTGCACTTGTTGAGCAGATTCCAGAAATCAGGGATTCATTCGACAAGGTTGCAAAGCGCGTTCCGGCATTCAAAGGAATCCTCAACGAATGGGATTCCCTCGTTGCTCTGTTGAAGTCTGAAATGAAGATACACGGAAACAAAGCACCAGAGACTTACAGAAGAATCAGCGAGCTACGCAAGGACTAACCCGCCTCACACTCGATGAGGCATTTTCATTTATCAAGATATCCAGACCTACCATCGCCGCATCAATGCGGTTTTTTTATTGCCTGATTTGCAGGTTCGATTCCCTATTCGGAGATAGCACTCATGCAACACGAACTACAACCTGATTCACTGGTTGATTTGAAATTCATCATGGCCGATACTGGCTTCGGTAAAACCTTCATCTACGACCGGATTAAGTCCGGCGACCTGCCAAAAGCCAAAGTTATCCACGGACGAGCAAGATGGTTATATCGTGACCATTGTGAGTTCAAAAATAAGCTCTTAAGTCGCGCCAATGGGTAAAATAGCGGGTAAAATATTTTTCACATATAAAAAATACCATTCCAATCAATCCCCTGCCGCTTCAAGTAGATGTCTGCAGGGGACACCAGATACCCTTCAAACGAAATCTACCTTCACCCCGTAAAAGATGGGTTTGGCAGCACACTTGCCTTATATCTACTCATTTTTACTGCAACAGGTTGAAATCTCAGCACTGTCAGAAAGCGCTGATGACTAAACAGCCCTGGGCCGGGCGATGTAACCATCACACAGAATCCTGATAGCGAAATATGGCGTGACTCGATACTTCACTCCGCAATGCATTCCTTGATGAATTCGCAGGACCGTGATACACGGGACAGGTCACTGAATGACGACAATGTCCTGGAAATCAGCGAACCGCGCATCTGAAGTACATTTGAGCGACTGTACCAGAACATGAATGAGGCGTTTGGATTAGGCGATTATTAGCAGGGCTAAGCATTTTACTATTATTATTTTCCGGTTGAGGGATATAGAGCTATCGACAACAACCGGAAAAAGTTTACGTCTATATTGCTGAAGGTACAGGCGTTTCCATAACTATTTGCTCGCGTTTTTTACTCAAGAAGAAAATGCCAAATAGCAACATCAGGCAGACAATACCCGAAATTGCGAAGAAAACTGTCTGGTAGCCTGCGTGGTCAAAGAGTATCCCAGTCGGCGTTGAAAGCAGCACAATCCCAAGCGAACTGGCAATTTGAAAACCAATCAGAAAGATCGTCGACGACAGGCGCTTATCAAAATTTGCCACGCTGTATTTGAAGACGGATATGACACAAAGTGGAACCTCAATAGCATGTAACAGCTTCACTAATGAAATAATCCAGGGGTTAACGAACAGCGCGCAGGAAAGGATACGCAACGCCATAATCACAACACCGATAAGTAATGCATTTTTTGGCCCTACCCGATTCACAAAGAAAGGAATAATCGCCATGCATAGCGCTTCGAGTACCACCTGGAATGAGTTGAGATAACCATACAGGCGCGTTCCTACATCGTGTGATTCGAATAAACCTGCATAAAAGACAGGAAAAAGTTGTTGATCAAAAATGTTATAGAAAGACCACGTCCCCACAATAAATATGACGAAAACCCAGAAGTTTCGATCCTTGAAAACTGCGATAAAATCCTCTTTTTTACCCCTCCCGCATCCGCCGCTACGCAC